TGTTGTTACTGATTTAGCTGGTCATACTGGAGGTGGAACTGGAGGTTTAAATGCTGGTATGCCTTTAAATGGTTTTAGCAATACTTCTTATACTGGATTAGTTGGAGAAACTGGTGCAATGTCAAGTGGAGAAATGTTTATGAATGGTGGTGGACTTCCAGAATTTTCACAACAATATTATATTGTTACAGAAGCATTAGGAAACCCAGCTCAACATTTTAACAAAGGCGGTTCGATAACAAACGAAAGAAAACACGTTAATCACAATGAAGATTACGAAGTGCGTTACGCTAAACCAAGACCACATAGAAAAGGTTACAAAGGAGTAAGAGGGTTTAACAAAGGCGGTTCAGTAACTAACGAAAGAAAACACGTTAACCACGATGAAGATTACGAAGTAAGATACTCTAAACCAAGACCAAGTAGAAAAGGATATAAAGGAGCAAGAAAATTTATGGCTGGAGGAAGTATGGAAACACCAAGAATTTACGTTGCTGATTTGGAAGCCTACAATAGCGGAAGATTAGTTGGAGAGTGGTTAGATTTAGCAGATTACGACAATGCTGATGAATTAATGGATGCAATTCAAGATGTACTTAAAAAATCTGGTGGAGAGGAATATGCTATACACGATGTAGAATATGTACCAAGAAGTATGTATTCAGAATATATGGGTCAAAGAGATTTTGAAGAATTGTACAAAATGATGGATTTGGCAAAAGAAAATGATTTACCATTAGAGGTAGTTCAAGATGTAGTTAGTCAATATGATGAAATGTCAGTTAGAGAATTTGTTGGAAAATACGATAGTGCAGTTGATTTTGCACAAGAATTAGTAGATGATTTGGGTGGTATTCAAAACTTTAATGATTTTCAATATTATTTAGATATTTCTGAAACTGATAGAAGATTGTTATCACAAGAAATGGCTGATAGCTATGCAGAAGATATTAGAGATGAAGATGGTGGCAATAGACTTATTGAAGAAGCTGGTTTAAATTTAGACGAGTACGAAAATGCAGATGAAAAAGAAAAAGATGAATTGCTTGATTTAGCTCAAAGTATGGTTTCTGATGAATATTACGATACGTGGTATGAAGGATTAAACGACCCTTATTACTTTTTAGTAGAAGAACAAGGAATGTATAGTGCAGAAGATTTTGCAAACGCAAATTTCATAAGAGTTGATTATGAAAAATTAGCGGATGCTTTAGACCAAGATTATACAATCATTGAGTATGATGGAGATGTTTATGTGTTTAACATTAGATAATTAGAGATATGAAAGATATTAAAAAGAGTGCTAGTTTAAAAAGCAAGGTAAGGGGTAAAGAAACACAATTTAAAATTGATTTAGATTATAGTCCAGAATACGATAGCTTCAATATTAAGGTAAAAAAGGGAGAAGGGTTTATGTCTTATACAGATGCCCTTCAAGGTTTGCCTTTAGATGTTGTTCAGAATATTAATGAAATGCTTGAAGAAATTTTGATTAAGGCTGGTTCTGAAACTGAAATGAAAGAATACGATAATGATTACGCTGATATAGGACAATTCTCTTTGCCAGATAGTGAGTGGAAAAAGACCGAAAAAGAATATATTGAGTTAGGTAAGAAAATTGTTAAAACTAAATTTAACGGAGATATAGGTAAAGCGTATGATTCTGTTGTACGCAATAAACGTGAATTTGGTGGAGATTTTCAAGCTGGAGTTTATGCTAGTGGTGGTGCGTTAGTAGGAAATCAAAAGCGTATTGATTTAAACAAAAACGGAAAAATTGATGCAGAGGACTTTAAACTTTTGCGTTCAAGTATGAATGGTGCGTGGAGAAACGACCACAAGCACGTTAATCATAATGAAGATTATGAAGTGCGTTATGCTAAACCAAAACCACATAGAAAAGGCTATAAAGGAGCAAGAAAATTTGGAGAAGGTGGTGGAATATCAAACTTTGAAAGATTGTCAAGGGTAGTAGCAAAGAATTACGAAGGAAAGCGAGTTAAACCAAAATACCAAAAAGAGTATGGCAAAACGTATAGCAAGTCAGAAGCTAAAGAGGTAGGTAACAAGGTTGCTGGAAAAGTAAAAGCAAATCAAAAAATGGCTACTGGAGGAAAAACTAACAGAGGTGGCATTATGGTATTGGCTAAAAAAATCCGTAAAGATGGGGAAAGCTGGAAAGATGCTTTAAAAAGAGCTGGACAACAACAGAAATAATTTAAAACTAGGCACTTATTTAATATTAGTAATAATAATTTTTTATATTTGTGCATTAAATCAAACTTAATATTATAAACACTATGGGAAAAATTGAAATTTTATTAGAAAAATTAGACAACAGAATTACATCATCTTTGGCTAAAAGATTAGATACGTTAGACGATTTAAGCGAAAAACTTGAAGCTTCTGGCGAAGATTATGAAAAAAATCCAACAGATGAGAACAGAGATAGTTACAATGAAGTAATTGATTATGTTGAAAAAATGGAAAATGGTATTATTCGAGATTTAGAAGCGTTATTAGAAAAAAGAAAAGCGGAGGAATTAGCTAAACAAACACCAGCTACACCACCAGAACCAGCTACACCACCAAAACCAAATATAACACCAGAAAATAAATCAGAAACTACATCAAGTAGTGAGGAGAAAAAAGAAGGTTCTGGAATATTGACTTTGGTTATTGGAAGTGTTTTACTATTTGCAAGTTTAGGAGCGATTAATTATTTCCGAAAACAATAGTAAATTAATTAAAAATTAAAAAAATGAAAAAAGGTCAAGTTATTGGATTAGTAATTACTGGATTAGCAGTAGTGGGTGGAGTAGCAGTTTACAATTGGGTAAGAAAACCAAAAACAAATCAAGAAGGTTTTTATAATATGTATGGCTACTAAAAATGGCTTATAAAATTTTACCATATAGCTTTAGAAAGGCAAAGGATTTGGGGGTAGTTATTAAACCATCCTCAAATATCCTTAAAAAAATTGATGTCTTTAAAAATGGTAAAAAAGTTGCTTCAATAGGTGCAAGAGGTATGAATGATTACCCTACTTATTTAGCAAAAGAAAAAAAAGGTAACTATGAAAAGGGTTACGCTAATAAAAGAAGGAAATTGTATAAAGAGCGACACGAAAAGGACAGACACGTTGTTGGTAGTGCTGGTTATTATGCGGATAAAATTTTATGGTAAATGGCAAATAAGAAGAAAATAATATTAATATCAATTGCTATTGCATTAGGGATAGGTGGCTTTGCTATTACTCAATGGTGGATAAAAAAAGTAACCAAAATTAGAGGTGGTATAGTTATTAAGCAAGAGTTTAAAGAACCTACTAATACAGAACCTTTAACTGAATAATTATGTATAGTAAAGTTATTATAAAATATCCAGATGTAAATAGAGCTTATGCCGAAAGTAAGAGTGTAAACTACTCTCAACAGAATGTAATTACTGCCAATACTAATTTATTAAAATCTATTTATTCTACTAACAAAAACGTAATAAATAAATGGGGAGAAATATTTGATATTGATAACTCTATTATAGCAAGTTTTATTGTTACAGAAAGTGGAGGTAAAGATGCTTCTCCTAATAGATATGGAGCGACTGGAATAATGCAAATGACTGCACCAGCGGTGTGGGAAACTTTAGCTAAATGGAAAACTATTGTAGGTTCAGATTTACCTAGTGAAGCTAAAGCATATTTTGATAAAGTATTGCCAGAAAGTAAAAGTTTTAATCCTAATGTACTACCTAGTACTACATTAAAAAATAAAATAACAAATTTATTACAAAAAGATAGAACGTTTTCTATTGCTTGTGGGGTTGCTAATTTAAGATGGCTTTTAGAAGCATATTCTAATAATTTAACATCGCCAATAAATAAAGTTATGGTTTCTTATAATGCTGGATATTACGGAATGAGAAATAAAATAAAAGGCAGTCCAACTACTGAATCTATGGTGGTTAATAAATCGATACCAATAGAGAGTAGAAGTTACTTATTAAAAATGCTAGGTAAAAATGGATTTATTCAATTGTATTTTGAAAATAAATTAGACCAATTGTAATATGAATTTACTATACGAAAATAAAGTACCAGCATCTTATAGAGTTGCATTTGTAGATAAGGTAAAAAAAATATCTGCTAATTTAGGCATTAACCCTAATTGGTTAATGGCTATTATGTATTTTGAAAGTGCAAAAACATTTTCTCCAAGCATTACTAATAGTATTGGGGCAACTGGATTAATTCAATTTCTACCAAGCACTGCTACATCTTTAGGTACTTCAACGAGTGAATTAAGGAAAATGACCGCAGTAAAACAATTAGATTATGTTGAAAAATATCTTGCAAAATACAAGGGAAAATATAAAAATTATATTGATGTTTATTTTGCAGTATTCTTTCCTTTAGCAATAGGTAAACCAGATGATTGGGTAATACAAGCCAAAGGAGTAAGTGCATCGGCAGTTTATAATTCAAATCCAGCTTTTAGAGTTCTTAAAGATGGTAAAATAAGGGTTTGGGAAGTAAAAAAAGTTATGTTAGAAAAATTACCTAGCGAATGGATAAATAATGGTAGTTTTGGTTTAGCAGTTAAGGCATACAAAAATTACATTGGAATTGGAATTTTATTAATCGTTGCTGGAGCAACATTATATTATAAATATGGTAGAACTAAATAGTACCGAAAAACAAGAAGTAAAAAAAGAAGTAAATTCTCAATTACACAAACATTTATCTTTGATTTTTGTTGGAGTAGGCATTGTGTCTTTTTCTTTTGGTATAGTAGTAAATTATTTAACGATTAAAAGATTAAATGGTAAAGCATAATGAAAATAAGCGGTAAAATATTAGATGTAACAAACGAACCGTTATATTTGACTAACATAACAATTATAACTGGGGGTCAATCTAATAAATTTGGTACAGTAGCAAATGAAGATGGGGAGTTTAATTTGGATAACGATATTATAAATGAAGATTCACAATTTAAAATTAGCTATCAAGGTTTCAAACCTCAATTTTTTAAAGCAAGTGAATTACAAAATAAAACAATAAAACTAGAGGAAGATATAATAGGACTTAAAGAAGTAATTATACGACCAAAAGATAAGCCAAAAAATATAATTACAAAAAACCAAGACAACAACATAAAACAACATTTACAAAAGCACAAAATTGCTTATGCTGGATTAGGGGGGATAGTAGCCATAGCACTAATAGGATTATCAATTAAAAAATTAAAATAATTATGGAAGCACCAGCAGTAGCAACACCAGATGTAGCACCAGCACCAGCACCAGCAGTAGTACAAGCACCAGCACCAGCACCTCAAATGTCAGATGGTGGAGCAATGGATTCAGTTGCAAAGCCAAAAATGAATACAAAAGATATTATCATTAGCTTATTGTTAATTACAGTATCTATTTACGGAATTGTTTATTACAGAAAAGCAATCAAAAATATTGACGAACAAATTTCGCCAGAAGAATTTGATAACATTGCTGGAATGGTAGATGAACACGATGTGAACTTGAAAAAAGCATTGGGTACTAAATATAAAAAAATGTAATTATGGGAATGATATATACTCTTATATGTAACGATGGAACAAAATATGTAGGCGACCAAACCAAAACTTGTGCAAACAATGGAGGTACATTAAGTTCAAGTGGAGGAACTGTTGGGAATTTTGATTGGAATAACGGAGAAAAGTTTGATTGGAGTAAAGTAGTTACTTCTCCTATTTTTACTGGCTCAACATACCAACAAGTACTTTGTAAAGATGGTACTACTAGAACGCAAGAAAATAATCCAAATGCAAGAATTATGGATGCGTGTAGAGATAATGGTGGTAGAGCAGAAAATCAAATAATACCATTCAAACCAACAAGCGAAATTGTAAAACAACAAAATTCATTAAAGATAGGTGAAAAATTAACCGCAGAAGATAAGTTTTATGAAAAATTAGGTATTAAATATCATAATACGCATATGTTTGGTCGCCCTTCGAGAACAAAAGGCAGACTTTTAGTATTGGTAGTTTTAGTCGGAGGTTACTTCGCATACAAAAAATTTAAAAAGTAAAATTATGGCAAAAGCAGTAAATGGGTATTTCAAAGCAATGTTGGAAGCCAAAAAGAAAAAATCATCATCGTTTGTTTACAACGGTAAAACTTATGTAGCTTCAAAAACAAAGACTGGAGTTATGGTATATAAAGCTAAATAAAAAATTATGAAAGTAAATAAATTAATAGTATATGGTGCAGTTGCAATAGGTGGAATTGGTTATTATTTGTTGAAAAAACAAAAAAAATCTTCTGATATACTTTCTGATATAGATTCTGAAACGCCAATCATTACAACTCCAACAATATCTCCAGAAGAACAAAAAAAAATATTTGAAAAGGCTAACACTGCTTATCAAGGTGGTGTAACTCTAACTAAAGATATTGTAAAAGAAGTTGTAAAATTAAAAGAAGAAGCAGTTGCTCAAATAAAAGATTTGAATTTAGAGAAAGAGTATCTAGCTTGGAAAGCTAATGAGATTCAACAACCAGTATCTATTCAAAGTCAACAATCCAAAGCAGATAAAATTGAAGAAAATTGTGATTTACCAAGCGTGGGATGGGATGCAAATATTGTTGAAAATTACATAAAATCATTTAATACACTTACTACTAAATTAATTTTAAATAAAGATTTAAAAGATTTAGGTTCATTGTATAAAGACACGTGTGGAAATATTTTGATGAAACCATCTACAAATGCTATAACTGCGGAAGCGTTGCTTAAAGACGATGGTTTTTACGGAAAAACTGGATTTGGAAGTGCAGTTCCTAATGTAAATTATTATGTTAAGAATAAAAAAGTTTATTTATTACCTTCAAAATTGATTGAGGAATATCGAATAAAATATTTAGCTCCTCACGAATTATATTTGAAAAACTTACCAGCACTTGACCCATCTCTTGCTACACCAGCACAGTTTGCTTTATAT